TTATAATTGTCCTTTCATATTAAGAATTTTACTTCTTAAAGAAATAGCTCCCCAAGAATCATACATATCAAAGTAATCAGGTCCATAGAATCTCAATGGAAAGCTTTCGCCTGATACATAGTTAAGGACTCTAGAATGAATGTATTGAGTTTTTTTGTTAAAGGATGCTCTAATGTGTATATCCATTTGATCCCTAACTCTTCTATCTAAGTATCTTTTAGATGGACAACATAGTATTACTGTTGTTTTGTAATGTCTCATTTGGGCTATGAAATAACCAAATATTCTAACTAATTTATCATTAGGTGTTCTACAATCAAAATATCTGTATGCTTCATCAAGTACAACTACAGCATTAGCTAATGTTATTCCTTCTTTGTGTAAAGACCACTCTACAGCTAAGTCAACACTCTCTTGTGTAGTGTTCTTTGCTATATTTGATACCTTACTAATAGAATTCACAAAATCTTGTTCATTCAAGAAAGTGTACTCACCAAATTTTGACTTTAACCTTTGGTCAGCTACCACAGGAAGATTAAATGCTTCTTTTAACTTATAAGCTAAAGCAACTGCTGTTTGACTTTTGCCTGAACCCTTTTTGCCTTCTACAATTATCAAGGTTTCTGCAAATGAAGCTAATTGACCAAGTCTCCTTTTTTCCCTCTCTGTCATCTTGGCAATTTTTTGTATATCTAGATTATCCTCTAGTGCTTGTGCCATCATAACTCTAACATATCCCCTTCATCTTTCGCTGAAGTTGCTAAGATGTTTTCTAGTTCTTTTCTACCTTTTCTAGACTTACCTATCATTCTTATATCATGACTTTTAAGAAAGACGGTGCTTAACCTTTTTTTCTGTGTCCTTCCTTGTGGCATTGATAATCCATATTGCACAACTTCAATCATAACAAAGGGGTCAATTTTGTGAGGAGGAGTTTCTGTTTTCATAGGTAACTCACCCTCTCTTATAACAAATAATTCTTCTACACCTGGTGATCTACTTTCATCTTCATCTGACATTATATCTTTAGGCATTTTATAGCCTCCATACTTCGACTTTGCTCAGTAACCATTATTGATAGTACTTCATTAGTGGTATTTGTTTCACCTCCATTTTTTGTTACCATGTATATTGCTATGATTCCTAGTGTTATTGCTATGCCTATCATCATATACATTAGAACTTTGCTTTTAGGCTTTATTCTAACACCACTGTCTTCTCCTGTTATTTCTTCTGATCTAGCTACCATAGCTCTACTAAAGTTTATATCCTGTAGATTCCCTAGTATTTCAGAACAAATAACAGGAGGTCTACCAAATGGGTCTAATGGCTCAGGGTTCCTTTCAGCGTATATATAAGATTTTACAGATACTTGTAAAGCCTTTGGTCTACCTGGAGGCCACCACATATCATATCCTTTGCCAGCATGAACTAAATATGGTAGCATTTCTAATCTACCATCATTAGACAAAGTAGGATCAATAAGTTGATTTCCATCTATTCTTAATAGTTTATCAAATCTGTCACCTGATGCTGTTAATATTGTTGCTACTTTCTTTCCCTCTAATTCTTTCTTAGTTTTTTGTAGAGTAATTATCATACCTATAGCTATTCCTGTAATAGATATTGCCAGCATTACAACTACTGTTATTATTGTTACCATATTTATTGTTTCTCCCTTTGTTTATTAAAATAAATGTACTTATTAATTAGTGCTTCGACTATGCTCAGCAATCACATAATAAATATACTTATTAATAGTAATATTATATCATAAGTACAGAGGGATTTAAACAATATTCTAAGTTAGTATTTATTTAATTATTAGGTTTTACTTTGACTTAACCCAGTAACAAATTATATATGTGAAATTAAAACACCTGCTTGCACCAATGTATAGGTACCTGCAGAAGTAATTAAAGATATTGGAGCCTCTTTTAACTTAACTGTTGCTTTATCATCTCTTTCATCAAAGGCTAGTCTTAAGTTTACTAGTTTTGTTGGAGTGCCTTTGTTCTCTACTATTAATTTGTAAGTTTTTGTGTAAACTGCTCTATCTCCTCCTTCTGAATCCATTATTGGATTTGCTATTGTTTTTAGTATAGAGTCCAAGGATTTTATAGTTTCTATATCTCCTTCTATTATTGATTTACTCATTCGTGTTTTATCCTTTCTAAAGCTTCAGACAGTGAACAGGAAGACTTAAGTCTTAAGCCCTTTATTTTTCTTGTAGCTTCTGCACTATTTACTGTGTTTAATGATATAACTTGATAGTCTCCAGGGTTAAAATGCTCTAATCCTATTTGCTCTGCTGTTTCAGAGTCTTCATAAGGACCAGATAAAACAACTTGAGGTGATTTATCAACCCTTTGTTTTAAACCAACCAACCATTTATTCATTTCTATTCCTACCTTTTCTAGCTAAGTCTATTAGTGGTATTATAAACATAGCAATAAATAAAGCTAGTGAAATTGAACCAAACAGTGCTAATTCAAGTTCTGTTGCTCCTTCTGCTGCTTCAGCAATTTGATAGAGGCTTTCTAAATAACCAGCAACTGCAGGATACATTATAATACCAACAAATATTGTTATTATAAATACTAAGAATTTCATATTCACCTACCTTTTAAATAATGTTATAGCCATAGTAATAAACCATCCTAAGCCTATGCACCATACAAAGTATCTAACAATTGTATAACCTCCTGTAAACATAGCATAATCAAATGTAGCCATGTCAAAGAAAGCTAGAAATACATCTACACCTGCAATCATAGCTCCATAGATGTGACCCAAAAAAGGAATTGTTTGGTGACCTATACCTACTGAAAATAGTCTTGAGAATACTGATACTTCACCTTCTCCCACCCAAGCCATTTCCATGATACCTGAGAATATAGAACAACCTAACATTGTCATTAACATAAACACATTCCACTTAACTGGCATTATACTCTCCTTGGAATATAAGTTAATCCTACATTAATACCTATTGTAAATACAATTAGAATTAATATTTGATAGCCTGCTACTAATCCCATACTAGATGCTAAGGTTAACCATGAAATGGTAGCTATAGAGGACCATAGCATACTTCTTGTTTGGAAGTATATAGTAATAAATACTGCTGCAGCTATTAGAAATGCTAGCATTACCCATATTAAATTTCTTTGCATTCCCATACTGTCTGCCATGTAATTAACACTATCATAAATAGGAAATTCTGACATCCTTGTATAATCTGCAGTTAAGAACCAGTTTCCTGGTGTATCTGGAATTGGTATAGGAGTTAAATCAGGTGAAATATTAACAGTAGCTATAGCTGTTAAGTATGTACTTGATGTTTCATTACCAGATACTCCCCATAATGAATAATAATAAGTTTCTCCTATATTCAATTCTTCATGAGAATAGGAATTTTTATTAGTTAAAACTACTAAGTCACCATCTACTATTGATGAGGGATAGTCAGCTATTTTGTATCTTATCATGTATTGAGAGGTATTGTTTGCTGTTATCCAACTTAAGTCAACTGCAGGGGACTCAAGACGTGGAATGGCGAGAAAGGAATCAGCATTTAGAATAGTTTCAGTTGTTGTAAAGTTACCAATAGAACCAGTAGAATTACCTGCTGCATTTTCTGCTAATGCTCTATAGTAGTATGTTGTATTACCACTCAAACTAGTTAAATCAGAATAAGCGTAGTAACCTGTATAATAGCCTGAAATCCATCCAGTATCTCCTTGAGTCCAATTACCTGCATCATTTGTGTATAAAAATTTTACACTTGTAATAGAACCTCCATCATTATTTAAAAATGCATTTAGTCTAGCATTTTGTTTTCCTACGTAAGTAGCATCAAGAGTAGTTATTATAGGATCCCCAGTACTAGCAGTAAAACTTAAGTCTTGACCATAAGACCAACCATAGGAGTTATAGGCTTTTGTTCTGAAATGATAAGTTGTACCTGCTGTTAAACCTGTTATTTCATGATTAAAAATTCCTATAGTATAATTTCCTGTTTGAGTCCAATTATTTCCATAATTTGTACTTTCACCCCATTCAAAGCCTTTGCTTGTACATGTTGCATTTCCAATATCTAATATATAAGCATTTAAGTATGCAGATACTCCAGTGATGTTTCCTGCATCTTGTGTTGCTACAATAACACCTCCATCTGGATATGTTATTTCACCTACTCCAGAAGTTAAAAATACTTGCCAGTCACCATAACCTAAACCTTCTAAGTTTTCTGCAAATGCTTTGTAAAAGTACACTGTTCCAGATTCTAAACTTGATACTCCTATATTATAAGTACCTTCTGAAAATGAACCTGTTTCAGATACTTCACTTGCTCCAGTTTCACTTTGTTGTGTGTTATATAAAAATCCTCTTTCTGTTACTGTTAGTCCTCCAGTAGAAACTAGTTCTCCTCTTAATGTTGCAGTAGATTCACCTATAGCAATGGCATCATAAGTAGTCATTGTAGGAACACCTGTGTCAGTTTGAAATTCAATCCAGGAACCTTCTCCATATGTAAAATCATTACCTGCATATGCTTTAACCCAATAAGTTGTGTTAGGTAATAATACTCCAGAATTTAATGTATAAGAAGCAATACCAAAGGAACCTGTTTCTTCTATTGACCAAGTTTCTGTAGGGGTTAATCCATAATAAAATCCTCTGTAGTCTGCATTTCCAAAGCTTAGTGAAGTTATACTACCACTAAAATTAGCTGAGGTTTCAGATATAGAAACAGGGGTGTTGGTTGTTACATCTACTGTTTCCCCAATTGACTTAAACTTTATTATATTTGTTGCAATATAAAACAATGCTATACCAGAATTTGTATCAGTATCTGGTAGAGGTTTTGGTAGTACTTGCCATTCTCTAATATCACTTAGAGTATCTGTATCTGTAAACCATAGTATTTCTCCTGACCATATTCCTAAGTCATTTCTGACATTAACATTTACTTTATTATCTTCAGGTCTCCAGAAAACATAAGCATTATTATCTTCATCAGAACCCATCACCAAGCCTTCTGTGACTACTTTATTAACAACAGTTCCTAAGGAACCTGATATATCTACAAAAGAATTACTAGAGTAATCATATTTAACATATTTTACATTCCAAGTTGTGAATTCTAATCCTGTTATATGTATCTCATCTCCAGTTCCGGTACTTGAGTCCCAATGAGCATATTTCTGTACTTGTAAAGTTGAAGTTATTTCTGATCCCCAACTAGAACCAGTATATCTCTTTGCTTGTATATATGCTCCATCATCATTTACATATAAAACTACTAATTTGTTATTTGACAATCCATGTATACTTGAAATTATATTATATACACTATTTTTAATTGAAATAGGAAAACCTGTATCACTAGTCCAAGTACCATTTACAGTTGATGATTTATCAACTTTAACTTTATCTTCATCTTTATTAGTGTAAGATACACAAGGTTTGTTTGAAGAGTCCATGGTTAAAGAAGGATAGTAAATAAGATCACCTGAAACAATAGTATCATTAGGAGCTAACCAATTTATAGTACCATTAGTATTCAACTCTCCCATTCTATATAATAGTAATTGAGGAGAATTGTTATACCATATAACATGTACATAATTTCCTGTATTATCTAATACGGCTGTTAAACCTGTAGAACTATTTTGTGCTGTATTAGTAATTGTTGTAAAAGAACTCCAAGTTACTCCATCTATAGAACTTTTCCATCCAGGATAGTAAGAGACATTAGAATAAAATAACCAATACCTGTCTTTTGCATAAAAAGATTTTTCTGCTGGGGCGTATCTCATGTTTCCATCTGTAGTATCATCTACAATAGTATCCTGAGCAAGTACCATTTTGAAAATAGATACAAAAGGTGTGAACATAAATATTAGTATAAATAGAATTAATAAACCTTTTGAAACTTTAGATAACATGTTTTTAAGTCCTTCCTAATACATAGTACCATAGAGTCATAATTAAACACAAAGTTCCTCCTAATGCTACCCATGCAACATCCACTACTCCTACTATCATAGCTACTAGTAATACTAAAGTACCTAGTACTAAACCTGCATCTGCATGTCCTGTTGGTACTGCTACAGCTATTAAAGATGCAATAGAAATCAATACTATAATAAATCCTATTGACTTACTTGAGAGATTCAAGGGTGCTCCTAGTCTTTCTAATGTTTGATGTAAATCACTTCCTACTTGTGTTTCTAAATCAAATGTTTGTTGTAAATCATCATCAAATTCACTTGTAGTTGGTAGATAATTACCTACTGATGTTTCAAATAAGTCATCACCTCTAATACTAGATAATCCTGGTATTCCCATATTGAATAACGGACTTACTTCAGCACTTAGAACTTCTCCTTTACCCTTAGCTTCAACTAAGTAATAGTTCTTGTCATCTTGATAGTATACTCCCATTACTCTTGCTATATGTAAGCACCAACTATCTAATTCTTGTACACTAGAACCTATCCAATCAGAATTTGATAAAGGATAAGAGTAAGTATAATTAGCTCCATAATTTGCTTCCATTGATACTGTGTAATTACCTTTCCATTCTAATGAAGAAGCTAGATTAGAACCTATATAAATACTTCCAGGATTGGCATCCCATCTTCTTATTACACTTTCAGCTATAGTAGAATTACCATCTTTTAGTTTAAGTCTAAAATATCTTTCAGGCACCCCATCTGAATAATATGGTTCAGTAGTATTAATATAATACATTGTTATTAACCAATCATTATCCTCTTGGAAAGAATCAAATACTTTAACTTCATGGAGGTACATTCCAATAGCACCATATATTTGAAATAAGAAATCAGAACCTGTGTCCTCTGTCCAATTAAGTCCTCCATCTGAAGATGTATATTTTGAGCCATAGTCATATAGAGGAGCTGTGTTTCTATCAAACCACATTATAGTATCTGTAGTATTACCTAGTGTTTCTAATTGTATTGCATAAGTAGTATCCTCTTCCAAACTTATAGTTGTAGTTAAATCAATACTAACCCAAGTACCATTAGCTTCTGATGTAATAATATCACTACTAATAATAGTAGTGTCTAGTGTACTGCCATCTATACCTTCCTTTAATCTTAGAGTTATGTCATTTGGTTCTCCTATTTTTTGTAATGGTAATTTAATAGTACTTACACTGTGAGGTTCATCAACTAAAAATGTTTGTGCAATGTAATTGTCATTATAGAAGGTTGTATTACCATCTTTATTTTCTGTATAACTTTCAAATAAAACACCACTAGTTGCTTCTGAAATACCATATGAAGGTATTACAAGAAACATAATTAACAGTAATAGTAATAATAAACGTTTCATAAATTCATCTCCTTTAGTTCATCCATAATAGGCTTATTGGATTTTTTGAGTTTACCAAGGTTTTCTAATACAGCTTCCCTTAGCATTGGAGATAAACTCTTTAGTTTATTTTTAGCTGCGGAAGATGAAAGTTTTGATATATCAATAGTTAATTCTTCTACTGATTTACCTTTGGTATTTGAATAATTATATACTAATTTACCATTGTTGTATGTAATATCAAATAAACCCCAAGGTATTGTGAATTTTGCCTTAGGAGGAGTACTTCCAGTTTCAGTATCAGATAAGGTTTCTCTAGCTGTTCCTGTATCAGCTCTATAGATAGAAGAAGGTGGTGGTGCATCTATAATATAAACATTTTTCTCAGGATTAAATGGAGGTACAACTAGAATCCAAGAAAGTCCTTGTCTAAATGTCACAGAGCCTTTTATCTTATCTGGTTGTAATTCATGTAATGTTTTTGTTTTATCTCCTCTTAGCATACCTGGAATTACCTTTGTTTTTGTTCCAACTTTTGTTGCTACCTTTGTTTCTATCTTTATCTCAGGTTTCATTTCAAGTTCTATTTGTGGTTTTGTTTCTGTTTTTGTTTCTGTCTTTGTCTCTGCTTTTGTTTCTGTTTGTACTTCTGCTTTTGTCTCTGGTTTTGTTTCTGGTTTTGTTTCTGGCTTTGTTTCTGGTTCTGTTTCAATTTGTGTTTTAGATATAGCCTCTGTTTCTGGTTCAACTATTGGTTTAATTGTTGGTTCAACTTTAGGCTCAACTTTAGGTTCTACTTTTGGTTCAATTTTTGGTTCAACTTCAGGTTTTACCATTGGTTCTGTCTTAGGTTCAACTTTAGGCTTAGCTTCAGGCTTTATGTAAGGTACTACTATAGGCTTTTTTACAATCTCTGTCTTTGGTATAGGCCTAAGTAGAATTTTTTGTGAAGGTTTTATTAATAATTTAGTTGAAGGCTTCACAACTTCTTTAGATTTTAATTGTTCTTTTTTTAACTCTTTTTTTAAAAATTGCTTAGGTGTTAATTCTTTATTTTTAACTCTTTCTTGTATAAACTTATCAAATTGTTCTTTAGTTAAACCTATATCTTCACGTTCTTTTAAAGCAGGTTTCTTTCTAACAGGTTGCTTTGTTGGTGCTAGTTCAGGTTGTGGCCCAAATTCTCCTTCTCTTTGAATCTGCTTTTCTTTGACAGTTTTTAAACCTTTAGCATGTTCCTCTTTTGTTATTCTTCTTCTATCATCTCTTTCTTTTCTGTATTTTCTTTTGCCTTCAGAAACCTTCTGAAGATTCAACCTTGTGAATTCTTCTCTTCTTAAAAACTCAGATACTGTTAAGTCTGGTTCTATTCTTTTTGACTTAATATACCTCATTCTCTCATCAATACTAAGTTTTCTATCAGAGGGTCTACTGATTTCTTTTTTAATCTCAGATACAGGTTCTTTTATATCCTTCTCTGCTTCTTTCCATCTTTCAATTGCTGATTTTATTTCTGAGGCTCCTTCAGGTTTTCTCTTTTTAAACTTAAAGAAGTCTCCACTTGATTCTATTTCCCCTCTTTGTTCCTTTCTCAATCTATCTATTCCTGATTTAAACTTCTGTCTAGTCTCAGACAACTTAGCTCTTGTAAGAGGATATGGTCTAGCTTCTGCTTCTGCTTTTAATTGAGCCATAGTTTTCTTAGGGTATTTTAATACATATCTTACTTTGGCTCCTCTTACAGCTTCCAGAGCAGGAGTAAAGAAAGGTGCTTCAAATTCTCTAAGTCTAATATCTCTACCTAATTCTTTTTTAAATGCACTTGGACCTTTTGCTACAGTACTAGGTATTTCTCTTAACTTATCAATTCTAGCTGCGCGTAACTTAGCCCTTGTTGCTTTAGCCTCAAGTTTCTCTCTTGCTTTTCTTGTTGCTATACCTTCTGATATTCTTTGCTCCATTAATTTTTGTTGTGTAGTTTTCCTAGGTCTATGTATAGTAGATTTGTCTATTCTTCCAGGAATCTCTTTTAATTCTTTTAATGTTATTCTACTAGAAACTGATTCGTAAGGTTTCTTTATAGAACTAAGAGTAGGCTTATGTAAAGATGGTCTAGGTATCATAGGTTTTCCTGCTTGTTTTCTTACCAATCCAGATTCTACAACAGATAATCCTTTAGAAGCTCCTGATAATGCACCAGGTAAAAACATTGGAGCATAGTAACCTACTTTTGCAGGGTCTCTATATATTTGTCCTGGAGCAGATGTTATAAATTGTCCTGCACTAATTGCTGTTTCACCTAATATACCAGCAGCCTGTGTTGTTGCTGTTCTTACTGGAACAGATTCTCTATGCTCCAATCCTAATTTTCTTTCTAATGTAGTAGGCAGAGAAGAACCAATTGCTCCTCCTGTTTCAAATGCTACTGCACCTAAATGTGCTGGTATGGTTAATAAATCAAAGGCACCTAAAGCAAGTTGAGTACCAAACCTATCTCTTATATTTGTATCATCTTTACCTAATTGTCCTTCTATCCATTGATGTGAACCTGCTAGACCAGTACTCACATACTCTCTTGTTCTATGAGTAACATCACTAGCAGTTTCTCCTAATTCTTCTTTCCAAGGGGTTAATCTTTCCTTCCAAGTTATCTTGGGCCTGGAGTAAGCTTGTGCAGCTACTCCCAATCTTGAATACACCTCTGGTGATACTTCTGTATCTGGATAATGTCTTAACTTTTCAATATCAGATAATCTATTCCATTCTGTAACTGATATAGGAGTTAAAAGCCTTGATTTTCTTAATGTAGCAGGCCCTAAACCTTTCCATGTCTCAGGGTCTGTTACAGGAGCCCTAGCAGCTAATTCTGCATATTCTACAGTTTCTTTAGGAAATAACTCTGTAGCAGATTTCCTTGCTGATGCATCACCTAATTTGAATATCTCAATTACATCGTAAGAATTATCTTTTTTAGATTTAAATTTTTCTAAAGGTTGTAATAAATCTAAATCACGTTGTGCTTTGCTAGTTAAATTAGAAGCATTTGTCACGCCTAATTCTTTAAGTTTTGATGTTGCTTTGCTTTGCCCTAAGTCTCTAACCATGGCTTGAACATTTATAGTATGAGAACTTTTTTTAGCTCCATTTTTTTTCTTTATAAGTTCATCTATTTGTTTTTTCTTTTCAGGGGTTGAAGGAAGAGGAGGAGGTGGACTAGATTTGAATGGAGAAACAGAAGGAGGAGGATGGACAACGGATGAGACAGGTGCATATCTTAAATTATCAATAGAAATGTTTGAAGGGGGTTTACTAAGAAATGGAACATTAGAAATCCAACTAGGTGGTTTAAAAATTATCGGTGATTGTGGTATTACTGGTATAGGCATAATTAAAATCCTTCATACTACACTTAAGCCCGTAGCAGTCTTAGTAACCACTACGGGCTTAACATGGGTGTTGTAGAAATTGTTATAATGGCTAGCGCCGAACCTGGAGACTTGTAAATACCCCTACCAAGACTAGTACACCTATGGCAATGGGTATTACATCAATAACTGCCCGTTCTGCAGAACTCCAACCGCTGGTATCCTGGCCCGCAACGATTTGTTTTACGACAACAAATGCAATTACGCCTACCAAAGCACCAACCATTGCGCCTATAATAACATCAACCATCTTTTGTAACCCCTTTCATCTGAGCGAATCACTCATTTCTCTTATAATAATAGCATAATGAAAGTTTACTTTTGTTATTTGTTATTTATTTGCATTATTATAATTAAGGCGAAGAGGTTATTATTAAGATTTATTTTTCATTTAATGCTAATACTATAATTAAACTACAAATACTCATGCTTGATACAATAAAAAATGTAAGTAAACATCCCATTATTATATCTTTATTACTATCTTTTTTATCTCCTTGTTTTTCACTTTTCAT